CAGCTAGAACAGTTAGAAGAATGCATTCTTTTTTTAGCAGGCATGAAGTTGATAAAGAGGGTGAAGGATTTTATGTAGGCGAAGATGGGTATCCTTCAGCAGGTCGCATTGCTTGGGCATTATGGGGTGGTGATGCAGGTCAATCTTGGGCAAGAGGTAAAGATGCACAACTTGATAAGATTGATGAAGATGAAACTAGAGCAATAGAAGATGAATTTCCAGATAAAACAATTACTGCATTAGAGAATAAAGTTAAAGAACATAATGAAGAGCATGGATCAGCTAAATCTAAAAGAGTTACTTTAGGTATGTTAGCTAAAGTGTATAAAAGGGGAGTAGGTGCATATAATACCAATCCTCAATCAGTAAGACCTAATGTAACTTCTGAAGAACAATGGGCGATGGCTAGAGTCAACAGTTTCTTATATGCTGTAAGAAATGGAAGATATAGAAGTGGAAAACATGATACTGATTTATTGCCAGAAGGTCATCCTATGAAAACAGAAAAAGAAGAAAAAAGTGTACTATTAACTAATGAAGATTTTTATGTTAAATTTGTGGAGAAAGATAATGAAACTTCAAATGAGAGGGATTCAAGAATGGATAATAAAATGGACAAAAGACATATTCTGGATGTGCAAGAAGATGATGATAAGTATACAATCACTTTTGCCAAACATCATGAAGAAGAAGAAATGGAAACAAGTGGTGGACACGAAGAAGATGAAAAAGAAAAAGACTACCACGAAGAAGAAGAAAAGATAGGTGATCATGATGATGGTATGAAGGAAAGAAATAAATACTCAAAAGAAGATTTATCTTTTAGATCATATCATTTTGATAAAGAGGTTGTAGATGAGATAAACAGAACAGTTAGAGTTGGTGTTTCATCTGAAGAACCTGTTAAAAGAGATTTTGGGATGGAAGTAATGTCCCATAAAGCTGAACATATGGATTTAAAGTTTTTAAACTCTGGCAGAGCGCCGCTTTTACTAGATCATGATCTAGAAAAGCAAATTGGAGTAGTAGAATCAGTTGAACTTGATGAAGATGCAGGTAGATTACGTGCATTAGTTCGTTTTGGAAAAGGTGAACAAGCTTCTGAAGTGTTTAATGATGTTACAGATGGTATAAGACAAAATATCTCTGTAGGCTATCGAGTAGATGGCAAAGTAGATCGTGCTGAACATGAAGATGATGAAGATGACATTGTTAGAGTGATGAGTACACCAATGGAAGTAAGTATTGTTAGCATACCAGCGGATCAGTCAAATTTGGTGGGTGTGGGCAGATCAACTTCTGAAACATTAAAATCAACCATTCAGATTAAAGGAGATAATATGTCTGAAAAAAATGAAATTGATGTGGCAAAAATTGAAGCTGATGCTCAAAAAGTCGCATCAAGAAATGCTAAAGACATAATGACTTTAGCAAGAAAGCACAATAAGGCTGATCTTGGTGAAGATGCTTTAGGTAGAGGTATTTCTATTGAAGCATTTAGAGGTGAATTATTAGATGCTATTGGCAATGATAAACCACTAGAAACACCTGCGGATCTTATTGATGCACCAGTAAAAGAGAAAAGAGAATATTCTTTAGGTAGAATGATAAGATCTCAAATTACTGGAAATAGAGCAGAAGCTAGTTATGAACATGAACTATCTGATGAAATTGCAAGTAGAACAGGAAAAGCACCAAATGGTTTTTATGTTCCGGGTTTTGCTTGGGGACAAAGATCTGGAGTTATGACAACAGCCGCAACAGGTGCAATATCTGGTGAAGCTGTAACAGATAACTTTGTACCAACAATTCAAAGACCAGATATGTTTATTGAAGCGCTTAGAGCAAGACAAGTTTTAGCAGGATTAGGAACAACTTATATTTCTGGTTTAACAAATCGTGTAAGAATGCCAAAAATATCAACTGGTGCAACAGCGGGATTTGTTGAAGAAGCAGGTGATGTATCTGATCAATCACAAACTGATGATTCTGTTACACTACAGCCTAGAACATTAGGTGCTTTTGCAGAAATTTCCAGACTTCTTATGATGGAAAGTGTTCCTGCAATAGAGCAAGTTGTACAAGATGATTTATTAAGATCAGTAGCTGATGCAATAGAATTAGCCGCTATCAATGGTAGTGGATCATCTGGTAATCCAACAGGCATTTTAAATACATCTGGTGTAAATGATTTAGATGTATCATCTGGTACAGATGTTGCCGCTTTAACTTGGGCAGATATAACAGATCTTGCTAAACTAGTTGAAGAAGATAATGGTGTAGTAAATGCTAATGCATTAGGGTATTTAACAAATTCTAAGGTAAAAAGTAAGTTAGCAAATACATCAAGAGTAGCTTCTACTGATAGTGTAATGTTATTAAATGATCCTTGGAATGCCATTTATGGTTATCCAATAGCATTTACTTCAAATGTTCCATCAAACTTAAATCCGGGTGATGGTGGTACAGATGCTAGTGCAATGATTTTTGGTGATTTTAGTCAGTTATTAATTGGCTTATTTGGCGCACCATCAATCTTAGTAGATCCTTATTCTGGTGGTAAAGCAGGTACTGTAAGAATAAATGTACATCAAGAGGTTGATGTTGCAGTTAGAAATGCAGTATCTTTTGCAATCACTAATGAGGTATCAACAGCCTAGTTAGGTAATTAGGGGAGTAGATTTAACTGCTCCCCATTTTATAAAAGGTTTATTATGGAAGTTAAAATTTTAGAAAAATGCTATGTAGGTACAGGTGGTAATCTTCATAAAGGTGCAACTGTTGATTTAGATGATAGAATTGCAGAAAAATTAATTATGAGAGGTTATGCTGAAAAAACTACACAAAAGAAAACAAAAAAATTAAGTAATAAAGCAATTAAAGAATTGAAAACTCCAGAAGGTGAATAATGGCTGTAGAAACTGCTAGTGATAGGTTAATATTTTTAGATGTAGATGATTTTGGAACTACAGCTAGTTATACTGTTCAAGGTGGTTCAGCAACAAATGTTAAAGGCATATTTGATAACGAGCATATTGAAGTAGATGCAACTGGATCAGTAGGTGTATCAATTCAAGAACCTAGATTTTTATGTAGAACTTCAGATGTATCAAATGCAACTGAAGGAGATTCTATAACAATAAACTCTATAAACTATAAAATAAGAGTAGTACAAGATGATGGTACTGGTATAACAAATCTTGTTTTAGAGGTTGTTTAGTGGCACATCTTAGGGAGCAGATAAGAGATAGAGTAGTTACTGATTTAACTGGTTTAACTACTACTGGATCAAGAGTATTCAGATCAAGAATATATCCATTGGAAAGTAATGATCTTCCGGGTTTATGTATCTTTACAAAAAGTGAAACTACTGATTATGATACAATTACTTTACCTAGAAGTACCTCTAGAATTTTAGAAATTGGTGTTGAAGCATATGTTAAAGCGACTGCTGATTATGATAATACACTTGATGATATATCTGTTGAAGTTGAAGAAGCTTTAGCAGGTGATGTTACTTTGAATAATCTTGTTAAAGATAGCAAAATAACATCTTTTGAATCTGAATATAGTGGAGAAGGTGAACAACCTATTGCTATTGGAAGATTTACAATAGAAGCTCTATATAGAGTAAAAGAAAATGATGTGGAAACTGCTACTTAAAAGGAGATAAAAATGGCTGTACACGCGGGATCAGAAGGTACAATTAAAATTGGATCTTCAACACTTGGAGAAATCAAAAGTTTTAGTATTAACGAAACTGCTGATACAATAGAAAAAACGAAAATGGGTGATAGTGCTAGATCATTTATTGTAGGTTTACAAAGTTTTGATGGAAGTGCTTCTGTTAATTTTGATGAAACAGATGCAGGTCAAAATGCTTGTGATGTTGGATCAACAATCACATTAGAAGTTTATCCAGAAGGTGCAACAACTGGTGATACTTATTTTAATGGATCAGCAATAGTTACTGGTTTTGCTATTAATTCATCATTTGATGGTATTGTAGAAGCTGAAATAAGTTTTCAAGGATCTGGTGGTTTAACTAAAACTACTGTTTAAGGTGATTTATGTCTTTAGCAAAAGAAATTGCTTCTAGAACAGTTAAGGAAAGAAAAGTTATTGAGATTGAAGGTTGGGGTGAAAATGGTGAACCTCTAGTTCTATATTCAAAACCTTTAACTGCTAGAGATATTATTGATCTTCAAAACAAGTATAAAAACTTTCTTAATGAGATGACTTTAGAAGGTGTAATAGATCTTATTATAAAAAAACTTGAAACAGAAGATGGAGAAAAAGCTTTTACTGTAGCTGATAAACCTATTATTAGAGGTTTTGAACCAATAAAACTTACTAATATAGGTGCAAATATTATTGGAGAAGTTACTAGTGTTGAGGAAGCTGAAAAAAACTAAAAGGCGATCAACTAAAGTTAAACCTATATGCTTTGGCTGATCGCTTACACAAAACAATAGATGAGGTTGATCACTTAACTTTATCTGAAATAAATGAATGGTATGGATATTTTAGGATAATAGACAATGGCAGATCCAAATCTAAAAATTAGAATTACAGCTTTAAACAAAACACAACAAGCTTTTAATTCTGTACAAGGTGGATTAAAGAGAGTTGGTAAGGCAGTAGGTAGTCTTAAAACAGGTTTATTAGCATTAGGTGCGGGTGTTGGTATAAGATCTTTAGCAACATCTATTGATGAACTTGCAAAATCTTCAGCTAGATTAGGTCTTACAATCAATCAAATACAATCATTACAATTTGCCGCTAGTCAATCTGGAGCAAGTGCAGAAGAACTTGAAAAAGGTTTAACTAGATTCTCAAGAGCAATATCAGAAGCTAATACAGGAATTGGAACTGGTTTAAGAGCATTTGAAATGCTTGGAGTGTCTTTAACTAGTAGAGAAGGCGAATTAAAGAATACTGATGATCTTTTAATGGAAGTTTCTGATGCATTAAAAGACATAGAAAGTCCTGCTGATAGAGTTAGAATAGCATTTGATTTATTTGGCAGAAGTGGTGTTAACTTGGTAAATGCCTTGCAAGATGGATCTGGAGCAGTACAAAAGCTTAGAGATGATTTTAATACAATCACATTTGAACTTACTCAAAGACAAGGAAAAGCAGTTGAGAAAGCTAATGATTTATTTGATGCTTTAGGCAAAACATTAACAAGTATTGGTCAGCAATTAACAGCAGTTTTATTACCACCTTTAGCAAAATTTACTAAATTTTTAATATCAGATGTTGCTTTAGGATTTGTAAATAATCTTTTATTAGCATTTCAAAAGTTAGGAAATGCAGTAAAAAGAGTTGTAGATTTAGTTCCAGATATGTTTAAACCATCTTTTCTAAAAGATACTGAATTTTTAAATAATTTATTTGATGATCAAATCAAGAAAATACAAAAGACAATGCAAAGATATGATAAATTAGCTGATGGATTAGATGATTTTGATAAAAAGCAAAAAGGTGTAAATGTTACAGTAGATAAAGGTAATGTAGTTTTTGAAAAACTTGGTAGAAGATTAAATGGAATGACAGGTGCTTTTGAACAATTTAAATTTGAAACAGTTGAATTAAATCAAGAAACAGAAAAATTAAACAATGAATTAGAAAATGTTGCTAGTAGAGGTTTTTCTTCAATGGAGGATGGTTTAGTTGGATTAATTAAAGGTACACAATCAGTTTCAGATGCTTTTACAAATATGGCAAATTCTATTATTGAAGATTTAATAAGGATGCAAATCAGAAAATCAATTACTGAACCATTATTTGCTAGTATACAATCTTTTATAACACCTTCCACTGGTAATCCCAATGCAGTACCTAAATTTATGGCTGATGGTGGTAGTGTTACATCTGGTAGACCTTATATAGTAGGTGAAAGAGGTGCAGAATTATTTGTACCTAATAGAAATGGAACAATAGTACCAAATGATAAATTAGGTGGTGGTAGTCCAGTAATAGTAAATCAAACAATTAATTTGACTACTGGAGTATCACAAACTGTAAGAGCAGAAGTATTAAATATGCTTCCTCAAATATCAGAAGCCGCTAAAGGTGCTGTTTTGGATGCTAAGAGGAGAGGTGGACAATTTTCATCTGTATTTGGAGTTTAAATTATGGCTATTACATATCCTTTGTCTTTACCTTCTGTATCTGGAATAGCTACTGTTAATCTTATAGCTAGAAATTCTACTGGTATTACAACATCACCTTTTACTTTTTCAACACAGGTATTTAGGAATCAAGGGCAAAGATTTGAAGCTGATGTAACTTTAGCACCTATGAAAAGAGAAGAAGCTGAACAATGGAATAGTTTCTTCATAAAATTATATGGACAATTTGGAACATTTTTATTAGGTGATCCAAATGCTTCAGTACCAAGAGGAACAGCTTCTAGTTCAGCAGGAACACCAGTTGTTAACGGAGCAAGTCAAACTGGAGATACTTTAAATATAGATGGAGTGCCTGTAAATCAAACAGGTTATCTTAAAGCAGGTGATTATATTCAATTAGGAACTGGAGCAACATCAAGATTATATAAAGTTTTAGATGATGCTAATTCTAATAGTTCTGGTGAAGTTGCATTAACAATATATCCAGATCTAAGATCATCACCTTCAGATGGTGCAACTGTAGTTGTTTCAAATGCAAGAGGTTTATTTAGATTAAATACACCAACACATCAATGGTCAATTAGTCAAAATAGCTTTTATTCTTTAACATTTGGAGCAATAGAATCAATATGAGTAGGAGTGTTACAAGTGCAGTTAATACAATATTTCAAAGCGCTAGTTTATCCCCTTTTGTGGCGATTGATTTGGCTTTTGATGGTGGTAATTTTACTGCTTGGACTGGTTACGGTAACTTAACATTTGGAGGTACTACATATTTAGGAGGTGGTGATTTTCTAAATGTATCAAATGTTATGGAAAATGCTGAAGTACAAGCTAATAATTTAACAATAAGTTTATCTGGCATACCTTCAGATTTAATTGCTAGTGCTTTAAATGAGACGTATCAAGGTAGATTATGTAAAGTTTTTTTAGGTGTTTTAAATGATTCTGGTGCTGTTGTGTCAGATCCATATTTACTATTTAGTGGCAGAATGGATTTG